TGAGATACCTACTCCCATACTAAACCAATGACCTATAGTAAGTCCAGAGGGAGCAAAAAAATTATATATATATTCACCTACTGTACCAGTGTTGGCTAGAGCAGCGTGATTAGTATATAAAGTTTTTTGTGGAGTATAAATATCAACAACCGGACTATCTACATTTGTAGCTACTCCTAGCCTATCATCTCTAAAATGGTAATAAAATGAATATGTTAGTCCAGTAGTGATGTGTCGAATTGACAATTTATATATTCCTCTTTTTTACAATTCTTACAAATTCTACTTTTAGGATTAGACTTAAAGGGAATCCAAAGATGGTGTCCTATTTCACACCACTTAGATAATTTAGTATCTTTAAGTGTTAGGAGTCTAGGACTCCAAATTACTTTCTTAGCCATCTATCTTTTCAATCCAAATTCTAGGTTCGGTTTTTTCTTTAGGTTTTTCTAACTCAAGAATATCTTCCATAGTGAGAACTTTTTTACGAACTTCTAAACCTAGTTTTTGATCCTTTTCTCTAGCATCATATTTAGCTAAAAGTTTAGTAAGATACTTATCTGAATCTATAATCCCAATAAATTCATATTGATTATAACCACCAGTTAAAGCTTCTAAAACATGCTCACCCTTAACCAGACCTATTCCATTCCTAATAGTAACTACTTCATCATAGAAGTACTCTTCAAACACTTCCGGTACTTCATTTGTTGAACGAATAACGTACATATAAACTCCTTGCGTATATTATAAGAATACTAGATTCTAACAGAAAAATCAACAATAAAAAAGCCCTTATATTTCTATAAGGGCTTAGTTTTAAAAGTAAATATTATTTATCGTGCCCGAACCCCGGTAACTACTGATAAATGACGGTAATCACGAACAACGAGTGTTTCATCCATGAACATATCAAACTCTTCATACTGTGAAGTAGTACGAGCCAAAGGCATCATAGTTGCTTCTGTCAATACAGACATAAAAACATCATTTGTATCAACAATGAAGAAAGCGGTTGTAGAACCACCAGTTAAAGCGGTAATAGTACCACCAGAACTAATGTTCAAGGTATCTGGAATATTAGTACAAGGTAATACTGGAATACCATTGTAGGTCATAACCCGGAAACCACCGGCAATTTCTACGCTATCAACGAAACGTTGCTGCGCCTGTAGGAGAGCATTAAGCTTTCTACGACCTGTACGAGATGTTAAAATCAAACCTGGATTGCCTAAGTTTAAGTCAATTGCTTGATCTAAACCATCCAAAGTTAATGTAACACCAGTACCGGTATTAGTTAAAGCTACCATTTGCCCTGTATGAGCGTTTATATAACTATTTAAACCCGGCCATTGCTTGGTATTGGCTGTTGGAGAACTACCCCAGAACATACGCCACTCTTCGGCGTCTTTTAGCTCCATTGCCTTGCCTTCAATTTCTTCCCGTAGTAAATCAGCAACGGTAGCACCTGTCTTTTGAACTCTACGATATACTCTACCACGTGAAGCAATAGTTTTATAAGGTAAATTCAATTCACTGTATGTACCGGTCTTTTCCTCAATACTATCGGTGTCAATAACATCAATGGTATCTTGAAAAGTATTTGCTGTAATACCTGGAACACGTTGATAACCCTGCCAACCTGTACCACTTCCTGGTTTACGTTCAACATTCATTCGTAATGGATTCTTAAAATCCATCAACTGCACTAAAACTCTGTCTAATTCTCGTTCTAAGAATAGTGAGCTAACACTAGACTCAGAAATTGATTTCATTAATAAAGTTAAATCTGGTCCCATCTTATTATTTATTCACCCCCAATTACTTAATTTTTCCTGCACCAACAGTAAATAACTTATGAAGTTTATCTGCTGGTTTCATCTTCTGGTAGTCTTCAGACTTAGTAAAGTCATCTTCTACCTTCTCATCTTTACGTTCGTCTACCTTTTCTAACTCGGCAGGCTGTGTTTTACGTAAAGGAATCTCTTTAATGACACTGTTTAAATCTGTAACCATCTTGGTCACTTCATCTTTGGTCTTGGTTACTTCGTCCATACCCTTTTTAACTTCTTCAGTTTGTGAGTTAACTTGTTTAGCTAATTCCTGAAGCTGAGTAAGAACGTCTTTTAGAGCAGAGATATCCAAACTAGTTTTTTCAATATCTTTAGATTCACTTTTCTCAATAACTAATTCTGGTTTTTCCTCTACTACTTCTTCTTTCTTCTCATCTTTAATTTCTTTTTCCAATTCTAAGCCCCCTTTGTCTTCTACTTTAATTTCTTCTTCTGTAATAGACTTTTTAGTTTCTGCTAAACCAATAAATAATTTTAAAGTATCCATTACATTCATAATAAATTCCTTAGCATCTTCTAATTTATTATCAGAAAGATGCTGTTCTTTATCCTTTTTCATATTTCCTTCATCCGTAAAAGCTTTTTCAACATACCAATTTAAAGATTTAGCATGAACATTAGCTGGTACAGAAACTAAACTTACTTCATGTAATTCCATCCCCTTAATTATAACAATTTCTCTACCAGTTAATTCATTCTTATTTATATCGTAGTCAGTAATTTTACCGCGTATAGAAAATTTAGAAAGAGTGCCATCTTTAATCTGTTCCCATAATTTAGGTTCAGTTTTAGAAATGGCAACCTTCATAAATAATTTTGTATCCTGTGCTTCCGTAAACTCTATTTTTCCAATAGGACGGTCAGGATCATGATTAAACAATACAGTATTATACTGCATTAAACACTCAGCGCCCATTTTAATAGCTTCTGGTGAAACTATATGATCTTGAGCATCTAAGTCAGATGTAGAACCATATCCCTCTACAATCCATTTACCTTTAGAGGGTGTATGTTTCTCTATTTCTATCTCATAAGTCTTCTCGAAGTCAAATAAGGCTTCAAAATTAACCGTTTGTAAATCCATACTTATCTATAATTTTAGTATATATTTCTTAAATAGTCAAATAGATAGAGATTATTCTTCTTCTATAAATGCAACCTTATTAGATGGTTTAACTGAAGGTTTATCCTGATTTTGTGGTAAAGCTGGATTTCTATAAATAGGCAACCCTGTTTTAGAATCTAAAGGAACCCTTTCATTACCTAATTTTACACTTCGCATATCCCCACCAGGAACAGCATCAAAACCTAATTGTACCCTAGCCTCATTATCTGAAATAATACCCCTATCTACCAGTAGCCCTAGACCACTTGCCCTATCATTAAAATTTTCTTGTGGAACTCTAGACCATATAAATAAGGCTTCTTCATTAAATTCTGGTAATACCTCAGTATTTAAGAAATTAGCTATTAAGGTCATCAATGGAAAAATAAGTTTAGATTGGCTTGATTTAAAAGATGCTTCAGCCACACCCCTAGCTACGTCACTTAAACTTGATTCTACAGGGGATAACCCAAAGTTACGAGCCACTATACGTTCGATCATGGGCATCAATTCAGCTACTTGCATTTCTCTAAATGGTCTAGTGAATTGTACCCAATCTACTTCATCCACATTATCAATAACCCTTAATTTACCCTGTCCTTGATACCCTTTAGCAGCTTCAAAACTAGCTTTTGCTCTATTTAGAGCTTCTTCACCTATTGCTCCTAAGTGTAAAACACCAGGGGGTATTTCATCTCTAGTAAACGCCCAAGCAATAGCTTTTACATTTAACATTAATAAGGCTACTTCATTGATGACGGTTTCAATAATAGGAACAGAACCAAAAGTATAGGTAGTTGGAGTAAAGTATTTTAAAATAATATTTTCTTTTGGATGTGTACGTAATTCTTCAAAGGTGTCTCTTTTATATTCTACATACCCAACTATAAAACCTTGATCGTTCAATTTAGGGGCAAATAGGGTAGAATCTCTAGGCACTAATTCTAATAATTCCCCAAACCCGTTACGAACCTTCTCTATACAGCCTCTACCAACAATTAATAAGTCATTTACAAACTTTGAAATTACACAAGATAAATCATCATTATCTAGGTTAGGATTAGCTAAAAATTCAATAATATCAGCTACTTGACTGGGTGGATGGTACTTATAATCTTCATTTATAACTTTCCAGGGTAAGGTAGACACTTCTCTAGCTATAGAATCAACTGCTGGTCGAACTGCCGAGGAAATCTCGTATATATACCTTAGTTGTTTATAACTCATTCTTCCAGTAGAAGCAGGGTGAACAGCCCAACTCCACTCCCCATACTGAGAATTAGAGTCCCTACCCAAATCTTTTCGTAGTTCTTGGGGTTCTGGATTTACCCTACTAACTATTCTACCTTCAGAATCGTATATCATTTATATTTTTACCACTCCCACACACTGAAGTTCCCACCTTGATTAGCTCTTTCCATGACTTTTTTTAATGCTAATAAAGAAAGCCAATTTGCCATTACTGTATCTGTACGAGCTAATGGATAGTTTTTTAATTCGTTCATCCAAACACAATAATTACATTCACAAATATTTTCTTCGTGAAGTCCACCTGAACCTTGAGGGATTACCCATTGTCCAGTTTCTATTTCTGCTAATAAACTAGGTACTCCAGTATTTGGATCAATTTTTTGAGAACTAGTAAAATGACCTTCTATCGGCATACTTTTATTACCAAGTCCTTGTAATATATCAATTAAATACTTTTGAGCACCATTATTTTCTACCATTATAAGTGCTGGTTTTAATTCATCATTTGTTCTAATAATCGCTCTAGCTATATCTAGTACAGAACTACTTCTACTTATTTTTATATCTACAGGAATACGTTTACCATTAGGAGTTCTAGCTACTGTAAATATAACAGATGGACAAGATTCATTACCATCTCTATGTCCTAAATCAACTCCGGTAAATCTAACATTTTCATTACTTTGCAATACATCATATACTTTTAAACTACGATCTATACAATTCTTAATAGCTTGTGGATTTATCCAGGTTTCTTCATCCGATAATGCTATTCCACGAAATGCTCTATTATACCCTCTTATTTTATATTGTCCAAGACACTGTTTAAAGTATTCTGAAGTGAATCTTTCAGGCCAAGGGGATTCAAAATTATTACCTACCCATACTTCCTTAGTTTTAGGAATAGCTTTATTCTGTCTTAATTCTGTAACTAAATCTTCAATATGCCAGGGGGTAGCTGTCATATACCAACGACCAACTACAGGGTCTAATAAGGGCAACCAGTTAGAATAAAAAGACTCTTTAACCTGCTGTCTCATTCCTGGTTGGGTTAATGCGTTACGCATTCCAATAGCGTCATCAAAGTGTATTAGGGTAGCTCTACCACCGGTAGAAGCTGCCATAATACCAGTAGCCACTATACTAGGGTCTTTATGGTCTATGGTTCTTTCTACAGTTAAAGCATGTTTATTCCAACTACCTACAGAGGATGGTTTTACTTGTGGGAAAACTTCATGATAACGTTCGTTTCTCAATATAGTGGCAGATATTCTAGACAGTATATTTTCAGCTAATTCATCTGATTCTGTAACTATTTTTATCTTATTATTTTGATCCTGCCCAATTTCAAACAATGTATTCGCTACTGTTATGCTTTCGGTTTTTGCTGATCCTCGGAATCCTAAAATTAGTCCATTTCTATTAGTACGAACAAAATTTTGCCATTCGTAATGGTATCCAGCATTAACGTATCCGAAAATATACTGGCTGAAGGTAGCTAAATCTGTTCTAGCTTTCCTAACTACTTTTTCTTTTAATGCTTTGTAAAGGGATGCTTTACTCAACTTCTATTACGTCCCGTTTAGGAATTACTATTTCAGCTTCATTTTCTTCAACCCCAGATAAACGTGTTAACTGTTCTATTTCTAAATCTAATTCTTTATCATTTAGGTCAGTAACGTCTTTTTCGACTTTATTACCCTTTTTACCCTTATTTTCGGCACCGATGGACAAAATTTGAATAGTTTCTAGGATATCACGCCATTTTCGAGGTTTAATATCAGGGTCCAGTAGGGCAGTAGCTATCTTAAGTTTAATCTGATCAGCTAAATCTTTATTATCTGGTAATGCTGGAAGTGGAGAGTCCATTATATCATAAGTAGGTTCACCGTTCTTTTCATCCCACTTATCGTTTGTTTTCCAAGTAGATATAGTATTAGCACTAATATCTAGCTCTTTAGCTATATCTGCTAATTTCATCCCACTTGAGTAAAGTTTATAAGCTTTATCTTTTGAATAGTAATTTGCTATTTTAGACATATGCTGTAATAATTATATCTAAAAGTTGTTAATTTTACAAGGGTTACAGAATAGATTATAATAGATTAATGAGTAAAATATTATATACAGAAGGGTATAAATATCAACTCGCAGAAGATTATATAGTTTATGTAAACATAAAACCAGAAAAAAACATATATATGGATTTTATATTATTATCAGAAAATGGGCTACTGATAATAAAAAAAGGGTATGCTTGGGATGGTCCTAGTGGACCAGCTATAGATACTAAAAACTTTATGAGGGGTAGCTTAATACACGACGCCTGTTACCAGATGATGAGGGAAGGGTATTTGAATTATGAAAAATATAGAAAAAACGCTGATTTAGTACTTAAACAGGTGTGTATTGAAGATGGTATGAATAAAATACGTGCTTGGTGGGTATATAATGCAGTTAGGCGTTGGGCTAAAGATGCGGCTAAACCTAAAAAAAGAGAGATTTTAACTGCTCCTTAATCATACCGGTGTAGCTATAAATTTAGATCGTTTCCAAATAAATTTTAAATTTTTATACCCCAATTCATTAACATAATAAGTTAACATTCTTTCAGCTTCTTTACGATCAATATACTCTTTATTAGTTATTATTTCTCCCATTGTAGAATATTTTTTTGGTATCTCTACTATTATCTCTTCAGTTTCTAATAATTTTAATTGTATTCTTTCTAATTCTATCTCATAAGACCAATCCAGTTCTGGATTTTCTTCTTGTAATTCTAGATAACTTTTTAAATCTCTTTCAACACACTTTTTAGTTAAAAGTGTAGGTCCATAATAATGTGGTTTATTAGGTCTAGTTCTAAAACTTATCCATACATCAGCCCAAGGTTGTTGATAGTCTGGGTAATTAAAAATAGGGCAATGTCCTCTACAGACTATTCTTTTTTGTTTCATATAGAGTTAGAATAAACTAACCATTTATTATTTTTTTTAATGGCATTAAATCGTTTATTATTTATTTTTTTATAAATAGTTTTTCTATTTATACCTAATAATATACAGGTTTCTTCTATAGTTAGTAATTCTTTATTAAAAGTAGTAGCTTCTCTCTTAGCTTGAATAAAAAATTGATTTCTCCATCGTTCATTTTCTTTTAATTTACTTTCACAAATTTCAAGAGCTAGTAAAATTTCTTTATTTGTCATAGTATTAAATTATTTTCTTGTAACATATTTCTTAATAATTTTACTCTAAATGAGAATGTTGCTTTACTTAGACTACCATATTCATTAGCGTCTAAATACGTTCTGGATTCCCCATTAGCATTTTCCATTAAAGTACTAAGAGTATCAGAATAACTCATTTTTTTTCTTTTATCTTTATTCTTATTATTATCTTTATAATTACAGGCTTCTTTTATTTTTTTAAGTAATTCTCTATTTTCTGCTCTTTCATCTATAATATGAGCACCTACAATATATTCTAGGGGTACAAAACACAACGTATCTTTATTCTTTATTAAATTACTGATAGAACAATTAGGAGTACCTTTAAGACCATATACTTCATTTATACAATATAATCTACCAGCATTCCAACATTCCATTCGTAGTCTATAGTGGTCATCTTTAAATTTATCTTTTTTATGTAAGTATTCTTCCCACATGGTTTGATAAATATCTTCAAAATGAGTTTCTAAGTGCCACCGTCTAGAAATTTTTCTAGATTGAAGTAAAATGTATTTTTCAAAGCTGAATTCATTTTTCATTTAGGCCAAAGTGTTGAAAGAAAATTATTTAAGGTAAATATTAGAAAATGTTCATCATATACCTTAAATTTTATATGTGTAAAATCTAAAGAGTATCCTATCCAATCGGTATTACGAATCATTACATAGTCAGAAACCCCATTCTTTGTAAACACCAAAACAGTATCAATTGAATCAGTATCATCGTTACTTTTAACCCACCAACGATATATTTCACTATTTTCAGAGCGTTTGAATAATTGATCGAAAGTCCAAGTGGCTCTATTCTTACACTCT